GTTTATTGGTAATACACAAACTCTTACTTTGGTTGGAGTAGGTCTGACAGCAACAGCCATAACATCCATTGTTAACGGCGGTATTAGACTCATTACAATAACAAATAGAGGTGGTGGGTATACTTCAACACCAACAATTGGAATATCATCTGCTCCAGTAGGAGGAATAACTGGCGTTGCTACTGCTGTAATGATTGGTGGAATTGTTGTATGTAATGATAATGTTAATCCTTTGGCAAAATCTGTACAAGCAGCTCAAATTACAAACCCAGGAGCTGGATATACTGTTGCTCCAAAAATAAAATTCATTGGTGGAGGGGGTGCAGGAGCTGCAGCAACTTCCACTATAGGTAATGGAATTATAGGAATTGTAACTGTAACATCAGGTGGATCTGGATATACCGCATCTCCAACTATAACTTTTAGTGGAATTTCTACAGTATCTGCTGCAGCGACAACAGTTATTGGTGAAGATGGAATAATTTCCGAAATTAGAATAACAAATGCAGGTCTTGGATATACAGTTCCTCCAACAATAACAATATCATCCCCAAATAGTTCTGGAAGTGGATCATTCCAAACAAATGAAGTTGTTACAGGATCTTTGAGTGGAACAACAGCAAGAGTTAGAAAATGGACTGCATCCACAAATCAACTTGAAATTTCAAATGTTACTGGTTCTTTTGTTTCCGGAGAAACGGTTGTTGGAACAACATCAAGTGCAAGTTACAAAATAAGAAAAGTTGATGTTAATGTTGGGAATGATGGATTTGCAGATAATAATGAAATAGAAACTGAAGCAGATTCTATTTTAGACTTCAGCGAATCAAACCCATTCGGAGTTCCATAAATAAAAGTTATTATGAGTAAATAATAACATAATAGGAACTTAAAAATGTTTGAATATTTTTATAACGAAATTCTAAGAAGAACTGTCATTGCATTTGGCACTCTTTTCAATAATATTACAATAAAGCACACTAATTCATCGGATAATGTTGTTAGTGTAATAAAAGTTCCTTTGGCTTATGGTCCTACTCAAAAGTTTTTAGCAAGACTTGAGCAAGTTCCAGACTTAAATAAGTCAACAGCAGTGACTCTCCCAAGGATGTCATTTGAATTTACAGGTTTAACTTATGATTCAACAAGAAAAGTAACAACAACTCAGTCTTTTACTGTAAAAGATCCCAATGATGGATCTGAAGTAAAAAAATCTTATATGCCAGTTCCATATAATATGCAATTTGAACTGAGCATTATGTCAAAATTAAATGATGATGCTCTACAGATTGTCGAACAAATTTTACCATATTTTCAACCTGCGTACAGTATATCAGTAGAACTTGTCGAATCAATACAAGAAAAGAGAGATATTCCCATAGTATTGGAAAATATTACTATGCAGGATGATTATGAGGGAGACTTTACAACGAGAAGAGTTCTTCTTTATACATTGAGATTTACTGCAAAAACATATCTGTTTGGTCCTGTATCCTCCGCGACCAAAGATATCATCAAGAAGTCTACTGTCAGTTATCTTACAGGAACCGACACTTCAAATTCAACAAGAGAAGTTGTTTATTCTGTCGAACCAAGAGCAGTCAAAAATTATACAGGAGATGTCATTACGAATCTTTCAGAAGATGTCAATACTACTGCAACAATAATTAATGTTATTGATGCAAGTGCTATTGTTGCAAAAACTTATTTAGATCTTGGAGGTGAGGAGATATATGTAAAATCTAAGTCTGGAAATACGTTAACAGTAGAAAGAGGTAGAGATGGAACAACTATTACATCTCACCTAAAAGGATCTGAAATAAAATCCATTACAACTCAAGATAATTCTTTAGTTGAAGATGGAGATAATTTTGGATTTAATGGGGCGATTTTATGAAAATGACAAAAAAATTCGAGGATTTAAATGAGACATTTAATGTCTCCAACGATATTATTCATCCAGAAGTAGAAACTAATTCTCAAAAAATAGAGAAAATTTCTAATTCTATTGACGATATTAAAAAAGATTATGACTACACAAGAGGAAATCTTTATTCTCTAATAGAAAAAGGGCAAGAAGCAATTAATGGAATTCTTGAGTTAGCTCAAGAAAGTGAAATGCCAAGAGCATATGAAGTTGCTGGACAACTTATAAAAAATGTTGCTGATGCAACAGATAAATTAATGGATTTGCAGAAAAAACTGAAAGATATTGAAGAAGAGAAACAAGCAAAGGGTCCAACAAATGTAACAAATGCTTTATTTGTTGGTTCAACAGCAGAATTGGCAAAACTAATTAAACAGCAATCCAAAGATGAAAACGTTTAAACAGTTTCAAGAAGACTGGAGTAATAAATATAAAAAGAGTATTGATTGCTCAAATCCGAAAGGATTTTCTCAACGCGCTCACTGTGCAGCGAGAAGAAAAAGAGCAAAAGGTGAGCAGACTAAATCAAAACCAGTTGAATAATGCCTAAGATCAAGTCACATAAAACAGTTGAGCAAATTGCAAAGAAGCATCGTCTTGATGTTTCTTTCATACAAAAGCAACTTGATATGGGAGAACCCATTGAACATGAGCATACCAAGGATCATGATTTAGCAAGAAATATTGCTCTTCAACATCTTGATGAAATTCCAGATTATTATACTCGTTTGAAAAAAATGGAAGCAGATGCTAAGAAGAATCATAAAAAATCCAAAGATATTAAAGAAGAAGGCCTTCGTGATTGGTTTGGCAAATCAAAATCAAAAGATGGCAAAGCTGGTTGGGTGAATGTTGTAACCGGCGGAACATGTGCCAGTGATGAACCCGGAGAAGGAACCCCCAAGTGTGTCTCCTCAGCAAAAAGGGCAAGTATGTCAAAAGCAGAAAGACTTTCTGCTTCTAGAAGAAAAAAACAAGCAGATCCAGGACAACAACAAAAAACTGGAGCAGCAAAACCAACTTATGTTTCAACCGATAAACCAGAAAAGAAAATGAACGAAGCAAAAGAAAAAGATCATGAGCACTCTATGGCTCGTTCAGAACTTTCTACAGTTATGAATGCAGTAAAAAGATTGAAGAAAAAAATGGGTAAAGGTGAGGGAAACATTGAAGCATGGGTTCAATCGAAAATTACTAAAGCAGCAGATTACTTAGATTCTGCAGCAGATTATATTGATAGTGGCGAACATAATGTTGATGAGGCAAAAGGACCTTGTTGGGATGGATATAAGCAAGAGGGTATGAAGAAGAAAGGAAATAAAATGGTTCCAAATTGCGTTCCAGAGGAAACCGTAGTAGAAGCAGATATTAAGGGAAAAGGAAGTGGAAAGAAAGATGCTTGCTATAATAAAGTAAAGTCAAGATATAGTGTTTGGCCTTCTGCATATGCATCAGGAGCACTTGTAAAGTGTAGAAAAGTTGGTGCTGCTAATTGGGGAAACAAATCTGAAGAATTTTCAAACTGGAGAGATGAACTTGGTCTCCAAGAGGCAGGAGATTATTGGCACCCCGATCCAGAGCAAGATAGAAAGTTGAGTAATAGGGGAGCAAAACTAAGATCTCGTGAAGATCAATCACCAACAAAATCATCATCTTCAAGTGAAAGAAGATTGAAACCTGGCGAATCTTATATGGATTATTCAAGAAGAGTTAGTGGACAAAAATCAAAACCAAAACCAGAAAGAAAAAGAGATAAAATTAAAATTGCATTGGGTAAAGCAATTGATAGAGTGGGAGGATTAAATAAAGAGGATGTCGATATTCAAGACATGTATGGAAATACATTTGCTACCATTCACGATGTTATAAAGGCAGATCCTTTAGTAATGGAAAAAAATGATGATGTTTGTGAGGTATGCGGCAAATCTCCATGCGAATGTTCTCCAAAGAGACCTATGGGAGGAAGTTCTGCTAAACCAGGTCCTGATAAGAATTATGTAAAACCAATGTCAGAGTCGGTCAAAATTCCAGCAAAAACTGGAAATATTATCCTTGTTACTCTTAATTGGAGAGGGAAATATTTTATGATTAAGTTGTTCTTCCCTCAGACAACAAAACCAAGTAGACAAGAAGTTCAAGATCAAATTGAAAAGGTTTATCCAGGATCAAGAGTTCAGTCATATTATGTTTCTGACATTAAACCCGGTGAGCAATTTCTTCAAGTTGAAGATTGGCAATCTGTAAATCGTAAGGATAAGACTGATGGTTTAAGTCAGAAAGCAGTTGATGCATATCGTAGAGAGAATCCAGGTTCAAAACTACAAACTGCAGTAACTGAAAAAAAGCCTACAGGCAAGAGGGCTGAGCGTCGCAAGTCCTTTTGCCGTCGTATGACTGGAATGAAAAAAAGATTGACTTCTGCAGAAACTGCAAGAGACCCAGATTCAAGAATCAACAAAGCACTCCGTCGTTGGAACTGTAACTAAGATGAAAAGTTTTAAAAAATTTTTATCAGAGTCTGTAAATATCTCTGGCGATTTCAATGGAAATCTCTATATTAATAGTTCAGAACCAGAAACTACTAAAGAATCATTTTTTGCGGACATAGTTTGGGAAGGAAAAATATATAGGATGGAAGTTGAAGGTGAAATCATGAATAAAAATGAACTTGCGGAACATCTTCAAAGAGAATATCCAGGAGCAATTGTTCATAACATTTATCCTCATTCTCCACAAACATCAAGAATTAAAAATATACAAAGATATCAACCAGAAAAATTAACTTGGGGTGAATGATTAATGGCTCAGTGGAATATAACTACACAAGATTATTTAAATCAAGAAAGATCGCTATTTGAAGTTGTAGGTGTTGCATCAAGTGATGGACAAATAATTAGTCACCAAAACCCATTTCCAGTTACAGGAACTGTGGGTATTTCTTCAGAAACTGTTGTAACTATTAATCCAGACACAACTGCAGTTGATGCATTTGGTAGAGCAAGAGTTTCTGAATTATTTACTCTTGGTGACTATAAGCACGTTTATGCTATTGACCCAAACTTTTTAGATAGTGTTTCTGGTGCAGGATCATCAGTAACTTTCTTCCAAAACCAAGCGTGTGCAAGATTACAAACTGGGATTGGATCTACAGCATCTTGCATTCACCAAACAAAGTTTTATCATCATTATCAACCAGGAAAAGGACAGTTAATTTTTAGTTCTTTTAACTTTTATGCCCCCCAACAAAATGCAACTAAAAGAACTGGATATTTTGATGACAGAGATGGAATCTATCTTGAGCAAGTTGGACTTAGTACTTCTAATGGAATAAATCCTGATATTGGAACTCTCAACTGGGTAATTAGAACTTTTACTAGTGGTATTGCAACAGAAACCAGAATTCCACAATCACAATGGAATAGAGATAAATGTGATGGAACAGGAACGTCTGGATTTGATTTGGACGTAACAAAAACTCAACTTGCGTTTATAGATTTCCAGTGGTTAGGT